GGTGGATAGATGAAAAAGCTGCCAAAGGATTTTAAACGCACTCCTTACTGGGACCAGGATTACAGATTGAGGACCAATGTAATTGGTGACCAATTATGTTTTAGTATTGGAAGTAGGGAAGATTTTAAGGTTTTTTATCATGAAGATGGACATGTTGAAGTGGCTTTTTTGACAAATAGAGAAAATATACGGGATATGTGTAAAAGGTTAGTTTGGATGACCAGGGAACCAAGAAAGAAGATGAAGAAAGGAGAAGAAAATGAAGGTTACATTGTTTTCGCAACAGGTGGCAAAGGATGAGGGGTTGAAGAAGCAGGTCAATATAGCTCAGATTAAAGAAGTAATGAAGGTCATCAATGTGCTGCTTGATAAGCAATTGTATAAAATAATAAGAGCTAAGTAAAGGAGAGCTAATGCATAAACATGGCGTGGAAACTTCAGAGTTCTATGTGGCACTTGTCGCAGAGATTATTTGTGCTATCGAGTTATTTTGGAATGTTGGAATCCAGAACGAAACGATTAACACGGTAATTTCAATTGCAGGCTTGGTTGTGATTGCTAGCGTTTATTCGATAAGTAGAGCTGTTGTTAAAAGTTCAGTTAAGTAAACAAACGAAAGGGAGGTTGATGATGAAGAAGTTATTATTAGGTTTGGTGATGCTGGCTTTAATGGCTATTCCAGCATACGCATTCCAGTTTGACAAGAGCAATCTTGAGTTTGGTGGAGAGTATGGTTATTCGCATCAAGATATAGAAAACATCGATGTTATAGGTGTCAATGTTGGTAGCTTTTTGTCCGCTAATCTAGTTGAAGAAACGACCAATGTCAAGACATGGAATTTCTTAGTAACTGCTGGGTATAAGTTGTCTGACCAGGTTACTCCTTACTTCATTATTGGTGATTCGTATTTGAATTTAGACCAAGAATTAAGGGGCGAGTTAACGCTTGGTAGTTTCTCAGGAGCTTTGCCTATACTTACTACGGAGCTTAGAGGAGCACATGGCATTTTAGTTGGTGCTGGTGCTAAAGGCGATTTGATGAAGTTTGAAAATGGTTTGATTGTTGGATATGATACTCGTTGGACGACATTCAATTGTAGCACAACTCAAAATCAAGCCACATTGCTTCCATCAATAATCGATTATGGTATCAACGATAAGATGAAAGCATCGCTTGGCGTGTTCACTTTTGATATGGCGTTAAGCAAGTATTTTGATTTGACGAAGACGAATGAAGATGGCACTGTTACGAAAAAGTTCATCGTTGAAGGTGTTACACCTTTCTTGGGTGGGCGTTGGACACATTCAGATTTAAATGTTAAGAACTCCCTTACAGTTGGTGGTGTTGGAGTTAGCTTAGAGTCTGAAACTCAAGGCAATATGCTTAGTGGTATTGGTGGTTTGACCGTTAAAATGAATAAGAATTGGGACGCTTCTATTGGTGGTGTTGTTGGTCAAGAGAATGGCGTTCAAGTGAAGGTTGGTTTCCACTTCTAATTGGCTTCTCAAGGTGCGGCTTGAATCTACCCCATTTCCTCCGCATAAGGATATGGGCTTTATAGAAGAGGCAATATGAATATGTGGAATGAAGAACCTCTAAAATTAAATGAGCTTTATATAGAGCTGAAAAGATTTGGTGCATCGATATGTACGGTGACGATGCATTGGAATGAAGAGCGTGAGCAGTATATGATGCGTTTGGCAATACCTTCAGCATTTGTTCAAGAGTTTAAGGAAGAAGAGATAGCAAAGTGCGAGAAGGATTATTTTGATTGTATGACTACACAATCCTTTTTCAAAGGATTAGACAAGACAAATAAGAAAAAGTACAAACTTATATTGGTGCCTGAAAATGATTGAACTACATATTTTACTTTTATATTGTGTTATAGCTTTGATAGTAGTTTGTTCAACAGCTCTATTTATTAAAGGATAATGAATGAGTATACTACAAAGAATTGCTAATCCTGTGGCAAGAGTTCTAAACAGGCAAATAGGTATACGAGGGGCAGAACCACGTAAAGGTAACTTTCAGTGGACGGCTGGTTTACCGTCAAAGAAAGTTCAAAAGCCTATTGTTATAAATGCTTTGACACTTAAACAACTCTCCAACACAGACCCTATTACTTGGGCAATAAAGAAGGCTAGGAAGGCTCAGGTAACTGGCACGAAGTGGGATATAGTTAGAGACACCGATGAAATAGAAGCTGAGTTGGATAGGTGGCTTTCCATCATAATGAGCAATCTTAATCCTTGGGGGTTCGAGGAGACTTTCCATCCAGTTAAATTAAATAGGGATTTATACTTAAAATCCTCTAACGATATCAAGAATATACTTAGAGTAAAATCAGCATTAGTTGATGATAGAAAAAAACAACTGAAGTGGTATTTTGAGAGTATAAAGAGGAAAATTAAACAAGATGCGGACGAGCATGCAATTATAGTAAAGAGGATATTCGATAAACCGAATGACAGTGAAACAAGAACATTTAGAGCCTTCTTGGAGATACTAATTGACGACATTTTGACATTTGATTCCGGTGTAATAGTTAAGAATAAAAATTTGATGGGCGAGTTAGCAGAGCTATATTTGATTCCAGGTCAAGATTTAAAGCTTTACAGAAACCCGGATAGAACTATACCTAATCCCCCTGAGCCAGCCTATGTATGGGAAGACCAGGGAGTTCTAAGAGCAGAATATCAAAAAGACGAACTTGTGTATATAATGGACAACCCGCAGCAAAGTGGGTATGGAATGAGCCCATTAGAAGTTGCTGCTTATATTATTACGGCTTCGTTGTATGCGGATGAGTATAACATAGACTTCTTCAAACATTCTAATGTACCACCTGCTATATTCAATTTAGGAAAAAATATTACGCCTGAACAACGGTCTTCGTTTGAGTTATTGTGGAATAATGAAGTTGCTGGTAAGGGATTACATCGCATGATGTTCCTTGCTGGAGCAGACTCCCCGCAGTACGTTCCTATGCGAACAAATAACTCCCGTGATATGCAGATGATGGAGTATTTAAAGTGGACGTTGCAGATTAAATGTGCTTGCTATCAAATATCCCCACAAGACGTAGGTTTTGTAGCTGATTTTCATAGGACTACATCAGAAGTTCAACGTGAAATATCAAAGACTCGTGGTATGAGGGATTTGCTATTTCTTCTTGAGAATGCCTTCAATACAGAAATTATCAAAAAAGAGTTTCCCTTTAAGGATATCAAATTCCAATGGCAGGGATTAGATTTACAGGATGAAGAAGTTCAGTCCAAAATAGATATTGCTGATATCAACAATGGTGTCATAAGTAGAAATGATAGAAGAAAGAGGTTAGGTATTCCAGCAGTAGAAGGTGGCGATACTATTTTAGTAAATGTTGGTAATCAATTTGTTCCTATAGAGGACTTAGTTCCTCCAGATGAAGAACTTGGAGGAGATTCAGCATTAGTTACTTCAGCTGGAAAACCAGTTACTCCTAATCAATTATCTAATCTTAGGGAAGCACTAACAGGTAAAAAGTCAACTCCTGTACCTACGACAAATGCGGACTCAAAATCTATTGAATATACAGACGAGCAACTAGCAAATCTCAGAGCAAAGTTGTTGGGAGAGGAACTTCCTAGCAAAGAGCCTACTAAAGAGCAACTTGCTAATTTAAGAGCTAGATTGCTTGGAGAAGAGCCTCCGCATAAAGGTGGAATAGAGTATACAGAAGAGCAGTTTGCTCGTTTGAGGGAAGCTTTGTTGGGTGATGCAGACAAGGAGAAAATTGTGCGGATGGTCATAAACGCATCACAACAGGATAAGATTGCAAAGGCGATGGATGCTCTTAAAGAACAAGGAATGGGCGATGCCGAAATCAAAATTACACTGGAGTAACCTATGGGTCAAAAGTATATAATGAAGTTCTACAACGGAAGAGCGATTCAGATTCCTTACTTTGATAAGATGGACTTTAGCCAACTTGCAAGCAAGGCGGGAATCGATATTTCTGGGTTTGATTCAGGAGAGATGGAAGCCGGGATGAAGGAAGAACTCGAGCATAAGGATGTCACAGGCGGAAATCCCGTTCTCACATTTAAAATAGTTGCTGCACATTTGAAGGAAGATACGAATTACTATTCGAAATTAGAAAGTGCAATGAGCAAGGGTGGTCCTGGTAGTGGTAGGCATCCAGAAGGTTATAACCCATTACGTAGGGATGCTAAATTTGGCGATGAAATTGTCTTTAATACAGGTGGCGAAACTTTGAGAGGAACTATTGCTGGGAAGAATGAAAAGGGAGAATTGAAAGTAGTAACTAATTCTGGAACAATTCATTTTAGAAATAGAAACGAACTTGGTATGCCACAAGGTGGTTATAAACAAAAGGGCGAATGAATCGCATAACATTCGATATTCCAAAACCTATAGAAGACATCAAGACACAATATGATATGAAGAAGGTGTCGATTGTGACTTCTGCTAATCTTTATCCATTAGTCTGTGGTTTGGAATATGAAGGAAATATTTCAACTATCCTAGAGAAGAAACGAGAGTTTCCCATCAAGCGTAAGATGGATGTTGCAATTGAAGCTTACACAAATGATATGTTGAAGCAATGGGAAAAGGCTAAAAAGAAATTATTAGCATTAAAGAATAACATCAAGCGGTTTAAGAAGATGGACTACAACAATGTCCAGTCAATTGATAATATAGCAAAAATCCCCTTCAAATATAAGAAGCTATTTGTTGAGGTGGCTAATAAATACGACTTGAACTTAGCACTACTTGACAAAATTGTTGTTAACCCGTCATTGCAAGTAAATGCTAGGTACGATAGCAGAAAAAATTTAATAGAGCTTAACCCTAAATATTTAGAGAAACGTAGTACTATTAAGATAGGCGATGATGAAGTTGAGATTAGTGAAGTTGTTAAGACATTTATACATGAATTTGCACATGTTGTTTGGTATAACTCTCTAACAGAAGAGGATAGGCGATACTGGAGTGGCTTATCTAGATTTCTAACTAGAGAGCAACTTACTGGGGCTATTGAGCAGTATATCGTTGGTGAGAAGACAAAATTTGATGGTTCCCTTATTTACTCGCCATTCTATACCCGTAAGGACGATACTTTTATCAGTGTATACGCAAGATTCAATACAAAAGAAGATTTTTCTGAGTGTTTCTTATACTACAAAGTGGCACCTAAGACTCTTGAGAGGGTTGATAGTAAGAAATATGCATTTATAGAGGAGAAAATCGGAAGAAAGATTACGAAATATGGAACTTCAGCGGGTGCAGATAAAGCTTGGGATACTAAGGGTAGGGGAAGAAAGGAAGATAAAATAGATTTATCTAGTGCTATCAAGAGGAAAAATATAGAGCCAGATGGTAGAACTTGGCATAGGGGTAAAGTTGTTGACCCAACAGATACAGTAATACAAGAACAGATAAATGATGCTATAAACTCGAAGCATGGGTTAAAAGATAAACAAGATACTCTTGATAAATTAAGAATTTTTCAAGATAGAGAATCTAAAGGCGAGAAGATAAGTATTTCAGAGCTTAGAAGTATAATGCCTTCTGATTCTGGTGATTATAGCGTAGCTCAATCAATAAACGATTATGAAAGTATGATAGCAGAAACAAAGCAATACATAGATGATAAAATTTTAGCTAACAAAGCTTACAAACAGAATTTAACTCAGAAACTATCAAAACAAGACGACGAATTCCAGCCTGATATAGAAGAGCCAAACAAAGTCCGAGATAAAATCATAGCCATAATGGACGACCTCAACAACGATTTAAGCTATACTGCCAGACAACATATCAGGACTGCATACGATTTGGGTAGGCAAAAAGGGATTTTTTATACTGGTGCTGCTTTCATAGCTGCTTTATCC